CACGGGGTCTATTAGGTGCATCAATACCATTACCATAGTTATCACCATTCAAGACGAACTTATAACGCATAGCTCCTCGCCAGCCTGAAAACATGGATGTAACCCAATGTGTCAAAACAGTATTACAATAGTTGTAAGTTGCTCCTCCAGCAGTTGCATGCTTGGCCCCTGGGACAGCACCGCGGAAAAATGGAAACATGGCTGCGCGGTAATTCATTTGGCCACAACCTGAATCTGGTCCTATACGAACATGATGGCTGTATCTCTTAAGCATTTGTCGAAAAGACGTTATACTTTCTCCAGAGAAAACTAAGTTTGTGTAAGGACTAACTGCTTTGTCAATGGCAATGGATGTTGATTCCTGCTGTATAGGATACGATGGTTCAGGGGTGTTCTGAGCCTCAGTCACGATCTCACCACTCTGATTCGGAAATTCCTCACCAGATTGTGGCGCGAACACGAATTTATTAAAATCATCTGAAGGCACGAACACCTCAAAATCGTCACCCATGGACACAAAAACGTTAATCTCAATGTCCACAGCAGCTGTGGAATTTGGCACAGTCAATTCATTCAAAACTTGAATGCCAATCACACCATTACCAATAGATGATGTGGAAGTGTGGCGGACAGTGTTGTAGACAGACTCCTTAGTATCAAACCCAGGCCTAGAATGTCTCAACAACGTTCGCGTTTGTGAATTTGCTACTTCAAAAGTGAAATCAGTCTTGTCGGCAATATCCACAATTTGTGAGTAAGTCGTATTATATGTGTCTGATCCACTTAGATGTTCAGGATCATATACAACACGCAGTCTACCCTTATGGAAGGCACTACAAACAATTTGAAATCTAAATTTCATAGTACCAGTCCAATAGTCAAAGGGTAGGGCCGCAGCAGCACATGCTGGAAAGTAAAATCCTTTTGGATCTCCGAGTTCATCCCAAATCACGGGTGTCACTACGGAATTCCACAAATAATTTCCAGTAGGTGCTCCGAGAGGCCACGTGAACTTAGTAATAAAAGATTCACGCGCTGCAATCGCTTTAATGGAAAGCATATCCTCACTCGACAGGCCTGCTATTGCCGGATCAATAGTCAGTTCCTGTTTATCATCAACGGTCAATTTTTGAGCGTTATCCGGTGTCGTTGTTGTGGCTAACGACGACATAAGGGTGGGGCGATAAGGAGAAGGATCAACAGTATGGTTAGGACGGCTGAGGCCAAATAACTTAGCCATCCCTCCAACAGATGTTGCTAATGCAGATGTTGCCGTTGCAAACGGACCTATAGTAGGTACGTGTACTAGAGCATTAGAAACACGAGCAATAGCTGTAGCTGGTCCCGATATCACTCCTTTCGCATTGGCCTCATCAATTTCTGAACCAGATTGAGGTACTAGTCCATTAGAATCAATGTCGGTCAATCCGCTCAATTGAACCTCATCAGCCCATGCAAATACATTGATGCTGATAGAACCAGTTCCACCATTAGCATGATGTAGAGTATTAATGGATTGCACCAAAAGTGCGCCCATAGCCCTCCATTCTGCTTGTCGCACATTTAAATAATTTTTGTGCCAGAAAAACGGTAAAACTAATTCACCACCCTGTGATGTTGTTGGATCCAAGAAGACCTTAGGCAACTGCGACTTCTGTATCAAAGTCTGCTGCACGTTGGTAGCAGCTGAATTTGTCATATTGTCATACAGATCCATTGGTAGATATGCTCCGATAGCACGACCAAAATAGAAACCATTGCCATTAATCACAAACTTTACATGCAATTTTGCACGCATTAGTTTGTAATTGTTGATTCTATTTATGATACGTGGATTCTCGAAGAATAGCGTCCAGGGGTCAATCTTGGCCTGTAACTCAGCTCCTGTACCCCATTCTAGGGTAGTAATCAGGGTGGGCCTCTTAACAAAATCGCTCAGAGGCATGTCATTGCCATCATTTAGAGTCCTTGTTGGATCTGTTGTGGCAACAACGTCATATATTGGAGTCTGCATTTGATCAGAAAATTGTACATTCTGTTCTTTAGTGTCATTTGCACTGAGTCCAATACGTATCCCTTCCATACCAGATTGGTTGGAAAAGATACACGTACAATACATCTCTTGTAATGTACAGGTTGTACAGTAGTCACCCCCCAAAAAGCTGGGTGCTCTGTAAAGACCATATTTCAATGATCTCTGCTTACGCGATTCTTTAATTAGATCACGTAGCGCTTTGTGTGAATTCCAATTAGGAGTGTCGACCGAATTCACCGAATCGACACAACTTTTATTTTTATTATACAAAGTAGCAAGTGTAATACGAGATGTGGTCCACACTCAATAACCACACCGGAGACAGTTATTATACAAAACATGCAAGCCATATAAATATCTGAGTATATCTAAACTCATTTACAAATAGGTAACCAATACATATCTACGATTTTGCTTTCCCGTAGGGCCCAGATCGTTTACTGGGCATATATATTTACATTTCCAATCAAGTACAGATTCATCAAAATCGATATCCAATTGTGTGCAAAGATGCGTAATATCTGCACGTCGCGCTACTTCTCTGAGTTGCACACGGCGCTTCTCATATACATCTCTGCCATGATTTGCCCACTCTCTCAGGGCAGTATCAATATTCAAGGCGCAGGCCAACTCTGGCGTATTCTCACATTTCTTTGGTCGCATGTACATGTGCAGCATCTTAAATATAGACTTGTCAATCAAAGCTCCCATATGGACTTCTTTCTCCTTACAGTAAACTGATTTCCTCTTAAGGAATTCAAATTCTTCTCTAGGGAGAAAATCAAGGAGTTCACTCTCTTTATCTGGCATAGTATACGTTTGACCATGCTTTGCCAGAAAGTTTGAAATAGTTTTGATTGTGAAACCTTCAATTTTTGGTGATACCGATCCAATATTGTCATCTCCATAAGTCATTAACTTGACAAAATCTCGGAATGGTTTCCTCTCAGAAAAACTCGGTGGTTTGAATAGTGTGTAAAAACATGCACGCAAATTCAAGCTACCACAAATACCATTGATAATCACTGTCAATGAATTACCAGAGATATGTGCTCCTTCAGTTAATCCAATTAGATCACCATTGTAGGCGATAATTGCGAACGCGATATCGCCCGCCATTGCTTCCATCACACGAATATCAGCTTCCGTATAATCGCACTCTCGTGCGAAATCATTCATAGTTCGAAGTGCTGCTAAAATTAACTGCGAAGGTAATTTTTGATCATATTTGCCGTAATCTCCCCCTAAGAGTCGATCTTGGCCAAATGTGAAAACGTGTTGATGAAATTCCTCCCACTCTGGACCATGACTATTTATTCCAACAGCACATTCAGAAATGAGAGGATTCATTTGGAGCACTCGTAACAGTGGTAGATAGTACTTCCTAATGAGATATGTTAAGGCAATTGGATTGCCATAGAAGATTCTACACTTCTCCTTCGAAAGGATCTCATCCTTCTTACAAGCTTTTGCAATAGCATAAGCACGATGTCCATTTCGATAACAATTCTCACATCTTTCAATCTCATCCAAGATAACCTGATCGAAAACTCGATTATTTGGCTTCTCTTCAGTTGGTTCCAGTTCAGTCACGTAACTACGCTTCTTCCCTGTCAATGGAAAACCCAACGCGGTATTGAGTTTGATTGCATCCATAAATTTCTTTCCAGGTATACCGCAGAGGTTCTCATGATCATTTAGTGGTCTAGCAGTACGCCACATCCGTGATCTGAAAATTGGTGTCAAAGCAGATTTGTAATCTTTAACCGCTATCTGTAATGTGTCATAATCATACATTTCAGCAGGGACGGATAAATTTTCAAGACACTTCTGCCACCCAAACCACTCTGGTTTCATTTTTGGTCCGCAATAAATATTGGGACTATCCATCACATCCATAATGTGAGGTGATATGGGTGTGACAGTAACATCTGACCTCGATGTCACTTCACCTGGACAAGAGCCAAAATACTCTACTTGAGAATTCTCAGGCATGTAATTCAAAGGGCTCTTTTTGTGTAGTGGCTTGTCATTAACCACCGAAATACCAAGTACTTGTTTTTCAAACAACTCAGCTGTACCAGATAATAATACACCTTCTAGGTCACGAAGGCGCACCAAAGCTTGATTGTATTCTCCCAAAGTCAAGAGACCATAACAACCACGCTTAGTGCCAGCACGACCACCTAAGTGGAAGCCCATTATGCATGAACCACTCCCATGAGATATGAGAGTTGCACCACACAAGCCTTTGAAAGTATTAGTACTCAAATTATGATACTCACCTCCAAGGAATGAGCAAACACCATTGGCTGTCATCTTGGGATTAGACAAACCACGGAAAGTAGTCAAATCTCCCGTCTTGTCACGCCATAGCATCGAAAATTCTTGCATTGGCAATTGGTCAACAGGTAACCACTGTGATAAGTCTTTAAATGAGCCACCCGAGGCTGCATAACAGATCATAAAATCTGTATTTGGCACTCGAACAGAAGCACTCTTGGACAATTTACAGCGGAATCTACCTCCACACATGTCTGGTTGAGCTTTCCGAAATTGACAACAAA